TGTATGCTTTTTCCGGTGGTATCTTTTATGACATTCATCCCATTAAAACTACTACAACATTAACAAGTGCTTTTAGCACGACTAACGGATCTCCTACCGTCACTATTACATTTTCAACTGCACACAATATATCAGAAGGAGATATTATTCTTTTAGATAATTTTAGCACAATCACTGATTCTAATTTTGGAGCTTCTGATTTTGATGATAAAAAGTTTATGGTAACCAGTGTGCCATCAACTACAACACTTACAATTACAATGCCATCAAATGAATCTGGAAGTGGTGCAACTACCTCTGGTGGTATAAGAGTTCAACATTACTATCCTGTAGGTCCAGCGGTCCAAGGAAAAGGTTTTGGTTGGGGGTTAGGATCTTGGGGCGGTGAAGCAGCGGGAGCGTTTACGTCTACTTTAAACGGTGCGATTAATGCCTCTGCAACTAGCCTTACATTAGCAGATGCATCTTTGTTTCCAAGCACTGGAACTAATTTTGTTATTATAGGATCAGAAGAAATATCTTACACTGGTGTTAGTGGTAACACTTTAACAGGTTTAACAAGAGGCGTTGCAGGAACAACAGCTGCATCACATAGTGATGGGGCAACGGTTACAAACTCAACTGACTACATTGCATGGGGTGAGGCTGCATCAGGTGACTTAATCATAGAACCTGGTATGTGGTCTATAGATAATTTTGGTGATAAGGCAATATGTTTGATTCATAATAGTGCTGTTTTTTCTTGGGACTCATCTTTAACAAACGCAACTACAACAAGAGCGTCTATTATAACTGGTGCGCCAACTGCATCAAGACACATGGTTGTATCTACACCAGATCGTCACTTAGTATTTTTTGGAACAGAAACAACTATTGGTGATACAACCACACAAGATGATATGTTTATTAGATTCTCTGATCAAGAAG